GAACTCAGACTGATTGACGGAAACGAAGCTGCGCCGGTGAATGTCGCACCAGATAAACTCGCTTTAGCATTTAGCGCGCTTTGCAAATCAGATTGATCTGCAAGATTTCCAGTGATGAATCCCCAAGCTGTACTGCCACCACCACCGCTACCTGTTGCCCAAAAAACATCGGTCCCGTTGGTGACCAGATATTTTCCTGTGTTTCCAGTTTGCGTTGGAAGTATTAACGCACGAAATTGTGGTGCATAGTTGAGCGCATCAGTTTTGATTTGTGATAGGTCAAGACTCGTCGCGCTCATTTTCTGACTCCATGTCTAATTCTGGCAACTTAATTCGAGAGACTAGCGAAACAAGCGCGCGAGCATATCTATCAAGCGATTTCCCTGTAAGTCCGACGACAGATGCAACAGCGAGGGAATAATACTCAGAATGCCAGTTGCCAGGAAAATGCGCGCGCAAAATCCCAACAAAGCTGAAAGCGACAAACCCTCCACAAGCCACAGCACCAGCGGCACGGACAGAATCGCGATAATCGGAATCGCGCAATGTGCGAGCAAGCGCAGCAAGCGCCCCACAAAGCCAAACCATAGCGTACGAAATAGCTTCTGGGTTTGCGATTTCATGCACCGCTTCCCTTTCTCAGATATCGCTCAACGTGATAGCTCGCGGAGCGGTCGCGCCATCAGGTACAGCTTTGCTTCCAGTCAAAACTCCAGTTCCATTTGTTCCCCATGAGTCAGCCCACGAGTTCCAAATGCGAACCCCATAGCGATTTCTGTTTGTTGCTGGAAGGTTGGGGTTTACATCAACTAAATCCATAGCGCAAACGCTATGACCCCACCAATTGAAATCTGAGATAACAGGCACATTGCATAGCAAACAAGTTGCAACCTGTTGAAAAGTTAGATTGCGGTCGTATTGTGGCTCATCAATATCAATGAAACCCTCAATAATTTTATGCGCTGCAGCATTTTCCCAAGTTGCTGCGTTGTCATTGTTACGACTGACTGATTTTTCAGGCCAATACTTGATCGACGGCACACCTCGTTCGATGATGAAATCAAGACCTTGCGCGCCCCATCCACCTTCGTCGCGATAATTTTTTATGATGCAAGCAATTGCGTATGCGCTCAATCTGATATAAGGCATATTACCGACGGCGCGCAACAACATGGCCGCTGCCGTTCCTGAGTGTGTCCAACAATACCCGCGACCGTTTTGGTCCAGACTTGGAATTGGGTGACCATTTGCACCAGTGTCTCGGTAATCACTGAGTTGTGATTTATTGGCTACCTTGCGCGCAATTAGCTCAGGCCAATCCGCCATGTCTATAAGTGGCAAATCTTGCACAGCGCCAAATGTTGTCGAATATGGCAAAGAGCCAACAGGTAACGCTGCATAGTTGCGGGGTATCAATCCCCGCGCAAACGCTTCACCGTTGCGAGATTGCTCAAAGCAAACAGCAGAAAAATTTTCATCTGTGATTACAAAATCATTTTGCTTGAGCATATTGGCTGACTAGGTCAAAAAATTGTTTTTTGGTCGCCGGTAACGATCCTTCAAATCCGTTTTTTCCGTTGCCCACCAAAACCCAAGGCAAGCCATCTCGCTTGCGAGCCAACGCATCTTTCCAGATTTTCAGTTCACCATAAACCGGAACATTTTGATCAATTATCCTGTATTCCGGCTGACCATCAGATTGTACACAATTTTTTCCCAAAAATTCCCTAACATCACGGTCAAACAATATTGACTGCTGATCCTTGGATAATTTGGGCAAATCTTTCGACTCATAAACAACGAGAACCCGCAGCCCAGGCTGCGAGAACGGAGAATCGCCAGATGGTGCTGGTGGCTGCGGATCAACAGAAGGTTCATCCTCAATGCCAAGAATTTGAGTTTCAGCTTGCCATTCCCCAAAACTGCCGGGAACAACAATTTCTCGATCAGAATCTTGGATTGCCAAAAATCCAGAGCAACGTATGCCAAGAGAATGGGTTTTCAGCCCGCTTTTAGGCCAAATCGCAAGCTTTGTTTCGTTTATTGAGAAAACACCAGCTCCGCTATCAACATGCCACAGAACATGAGCTACGGAATTTGCTGGCGCATTAGGAAAAACAAGCTCAACAACAATAGGCTCCCCCACCCGATAGGAGGGGGAAACCGATATTTGTCCTAGTAACTCATGGCAACAAGCAGCCAAGAGCAGAAACGCGCTCGCAAATGAAACGCTTGAAACTAGCGAAACAATCGAAACCGAGAACGTGTGACAGTGCGACTTTGACATGATCCACCTTGACAAGTGTTTGGATTTTCAAGGATGGATTTTGTCACAGTACGCGATACAAATCCACCTCTTCCTACACAATATCTGCCAACGCACGCAATATCAGTGATTTTTCCGGCAAGAACCAAAGCTCGATGCGGAGCTGATCGCAACCAAGATGCCATTGCTCCATCGCGAGTTGCAATTCCCGACGAATAATAGATCACTTCATAACCAGAATAGTTCGCATCATGCCGAAAAACACCGCTAGATTCCATTTGGGCTGCATATTGTTGCGCTCCTGAATCTTGAGCGATTAAGTTTGAAGAAGTCAACAGCAACGCGATAACGAACACTAAACGCATTTCAACCTCCGTTTTGATTCGATTTGTTTTTCTGTTCAGTCATGGACAACCAAAGCATTTCGACGACCAACAATAACGCCTCCTCAAGCAACTCGTCCAATTGCTTTTCAAGTTTTTCATCAACGAATGGCAAATCAATTGGCTCAATATACTTGTCATAGGCAACGCGAACCGCGTATTTGATTTGCTCAAGCGTCACAAATTTCGATAACAAATTGAGATGAACTGTGTCAAGCAAATCAGCAAGCACATGAAGCTTTGCAATATGCCCATCGTTGTATGACTTGAGCGGCTTGTCAGCCATCTTGATCACAAATTCTTCGTCCATCATTTATTCCTTAATAAAAATCGCTCCTGTCAGCCGAGTTGCTATGGACAGCTCGACTGACAGGAGAGCAACGGTGATCAACCGTTTCGATTCATCAACTTGCGCGAAATTGGGCGAGGACCAAACTCGCGCCAACGTTGACACCAGCAAGAAAGCATAGCACGATTGCCGCGCGATGCAAATAGATATCAATGGACAGACTTAACACGAATGCGGCAAGTGAAAACAGGCCAGCAAGGCTATTCAGGTAGATTGGGGTTATCCGATAACTTTCTATCCAAGTCATGCAACGGATTATCGCGGTCACTAACTCCCGAATTATTCCAGCGATGAATGTCATCGTTCAATTTTCCAATCCAGCTACCATCCCAAATTTGAAAATACACCTCTGCGCGATCCTTATCAACCGTCAACCAAGTACCAATGCTCGTTTCAACCATTTTTAACTCCACTAAAATTGGGAACATATTCGCTTTGCGCAAGATTGAGCAGCCAAAGCGCATCCGCTTCGTTGTCATCTTTCGGATTCCACCCCTGGCTGATTGCCGCAGCAATCATTTGATTCTTATTTGCATTTCCTTTGCCTGTTGCATGTTTTTTTATTTCAGTTGCTGAATATCCCCTGTAGTCAATTTTATTGTTGATTGCCCACAGTTTTATCACAGACTGAAATTCCGCATGAGACACGAGCGCGTTTCCTTGATTTGGTCCCGCATATCGAGCCGCTTCAAACACAACAAGCTCAACGATTTTTTTCATATCCTCTAATTTCGAGGATAAGCGCACGAGCTTCATGCCTTTGCTTTCGTCTTTTCGGACTGACAAATCCCATACGCCGCTTGACCTGTTAGAGTGCGCCCATCCACACTTTGTCGCTGGATCAAGTGCCAATATTTTCATTTGCTAACCTCAATGCCAAAGAAGTTTAATCGCCGCCGACTCAAACGTTATTCAAAGTTCGGCTTGCAATTCGCTCGCAACCATGCAGCCTGACGTTCACTAATCGCATCAGCAACATTGCAAGCCGAACAAGCCGCATAAGCCGCAGCCCAAACCGCATCCGCCGCCGCATCAGCAGCAGCCAACGCCGCGTAAGCAACAGCCCTGGCCGCATAAGCCGCAGCCTTAGCCTCATCAGCAGCAGCCCAAGCAGCATCAGCCACAGTAATAGCCGCAGTTAATTCTTCATCAGTCGCAGACCCGTTGACATATCGCTCTGCAACATCAAGTGCATTGATTGATCTCCGGTCAATCATCAAATGCTGTACTTGCCTAGCACACCAGACCGCAAATAGCCGTAATTCCTTATCGGTTAGCACACCTTGTTTGGTAGCAATCCAAATTAACCAATGGCATTTAGCCGTCTGCCATACTTCTTTCATGTCCTTACAATTGGACAACGCCCATTCTCTGCCTTCCCGGCAAGCCTTATGTCTATCGCAAAATTGCTCAATGCTCAATGTCATTATTCGCTCCTATCGTTGCGCCGCCGACTCAAACCTAAACACGTCCTGCCAATCGTTCTGCCCGTTTCGCCCGCAGCCTCTCCTGCAGCTCCTCCAAGGTGATTTTGCCCGACACCATTTTCATTCGTAGCAAGTATGCTTCTTGATCCATGCCAGCGGTATCAGGACGCCCTGGCAACGGTTGGTAATCTTCGCGAGCGCGTTTCTTTTCTTCTGCGTTCATTTTGGCGTATTGCCAAGCGTCTACTTTTATCTCTTTGCGACGATCAATTGCTCGCTGTTGTTCAACCGCGCTGCGAATCATAGTTGCAGTCAGCGACCTCTCATAGGCCTTCGGTGCAGGCGTTCTTGCTTCTATCCAATCATCAAGAACAATCGCACATTCTGCGAGTGTGCATGATCGCAAGCTTTGTTTCCACGTTGCCATCGTTGCCTTGCCATCTGGCAGTTGCCGAACCCACTCCCAAATATCTGGGAACGCTACAAACACGCTTTTCAAAAACTTTTCAAATTCGGAATCATTCATCAAAACACCTCATCGAATGAACTGGCTTTATTTGCAGGCGATGCTTTTCGTTTGTGGTCCCCGTTCAAAATCAGATTGATAGCACCAGCAGCGATGGAAAACTCAACAATCGCAATTGCTTCATCAACTGGAAAGTGCGATAGCTTGAAAAGCTGCGCTTCCTCGCTGGTTGGCGTCAGTTGCTTGAATCGCTCAGAGAGGTGATTGCGCCATTTTCCCCAGATTGCCAGAAATGCGTCATGCCCCAAATAAGTTCCAATTGGAGCATCAAGGCTTATTTGTTTTTTTTCTTTCTTCTCTTCTCTTCTCTTCTCTTCTCTAGCTAACGCGCCTTGCGTTACTTTTGTAACGCTTTGACCGTTACCAGATGCCTTTATAAGACGATGCGAAGCAACTCGTCTGCCAGTCATCGCCCTTGTTTTTGCAGTCTTTCCGTTGTGACGATCAAAATTCGGTAAGGAAATCTGACCGTCGCGTTCAACCATCCATCCGACCGAAATCATTACATCACAGAATCCGGACATGCCAACCTTACGGTCTAGAAGCAGTTTTGTTACAGATGGAACGTTACAGTTTTGTTTTTTTGTAACGCTGTCACCGTTACAGGAACGGTTGTCCGCGTCTTTATCTTGGTCATTTGGCTCTGCCAATTTGCCGCTCTCAGTATGAGCATCAAACCAACTCCAGATTCGAAGCAGTTTGCCAACAATAAGATCGGCGTCACATTTCAAGACTTCGGCCATTTGCCACACCTCCGGTTTGTCCGAGGTTTGACACTCAAACTTTATCCAGTCGCCTGCCATTATTTGAATTTCCTCAATGCCTCATAAATTGGTTTGGGTAAACGATCGACTGCAACGCAAGCTTTGATTTCACGCGCAGCCAAGTATTCAGCTTGCCTAACATCGCTCTCTGAAGCCAGCTTTGTACCCTCAATACGAATAGAAACGCGCTCAAGCCAATACTCGACCAAATCAGAATCAGACCAGTTTTGGAATTGAGCGCGTTCCATTCAGCTCGCAACTATTTCTTTGCGCAAGAACCATACGTCGTTGAAAGGTTGCCAGTCACGTCACATTTACGGCGACCTACTTCGCGTATTTCATTTTCGCGAACCAACTCATGTACACGCTTTCGCACGCTTTCTCGCAGTTCAGTAGGTACATATTGCAAAACCTCATTCGCAGTATGCCCTTGTCTCGCATATATTTCGCCAAATTTCCATGATTCCTCACTTCTCAAAAGTGAAATATAGAACAAGCGCTTGAGACTGCTAAGCTTTGGTTTTATTTTGTCGCCAGCAATGATGCTAGTGATTTTATCAGTCGCTCTTGCTCGATCGTTCATGACTCAACTCCTTTCTCCACAGTAGATTTTTTGGAGTTCAATTTGTCGATAAGTTTTTCTGACGCAGGGTTAGCAGGCTGGAACCAATCAGTGCCAACGCTCATTCCATCTTTGATTGCATTGAAAATTTTTCCAAGCTGAACAAACTGAGCTGGAGTCATTGCATCAAGGCGACGCTGAATCCGATGCTCAATCATTTCTTTCGTAACACCGAATTGCAGAAATTTTTCTAGCATTGTCTTAACTCGCTCGGGAGTCAGTTCGGCGTGAGTCAATAAAGTAGACTCACATTGCTCAAGAGCAACGTCAACAACATCGCCGGGAATGATTGCAAGAATACAATTCCTCAATCTTCGCGCCCCCTGGTTGGCAACAAGTTCATAGATTTCACGAGGATCAGTCAATTTATAGTCGCCGTTCCTAGTGTGCCTAACATGACGCACCTGAAACACTTTAGACGAACGCACGTTAGTCTCAAGGTCCAAAGCATAAGCTTCAACTGTAGATTCGCCATCTCTTTGCTCAAGCTCCCGCACTCCAAAATGAACGTTGCCCCATTCTCTCGCGATAGTTTCCGCAAGCCGAATAGATGGACCGTGAATATCAGTTCCTCCCTTGGCATACTGATAAATGGCAACCTCAGCAAGCTTTTTGCGCTGACAACAAATTGCAATTTGATCAATCGCTCTTTGTTGATCTCGCGGGAAACGTTTTGCAAGAATCATCGCGCCTTGCACTTCCGCTGCCTCTCGGCCAGTAGACACTTGCGTCATGCTGTTTTGCTGATCACTCGTAGTTTTCATGAGTTCATTCATCTTTTGCTTTCTTTATCCTAAGAGTCCGTACAGTTTTCTCATCCACAAAATGCGATTTTCTCAAGCTGGAAAAATAGGTAACCTCTTTACCGCTAGGTAGCAAACCACGCTCTGCATCGCCTAACAGAGCAAGCAGATTCGATTCAAGTTCATCTATCCTGCCTGCATAATACTTCCTTTCCTCCTTCATAGTGTCAAGAGCATCAATAATGTCGTCCGCCCGCTCTGGCAGACGAATCGTTTTTCCTGGTTTGCGCATAAATTTCGAATACACCGACCTTGGAACTCCAGTCGCATCAGGTGGCACGTTGTCAATGATATGCCTTTGCCACCAACTAACAACAAATTCCTCAATATGAGAAATAACCTGATCATCTCGCTTGATGTTAAACGTGACGATTCCGCGCCCAGCTATCAGCGCTATCACATAAGCCATTTCTGCTCGCGTACACGCTAGCTGAGCATGGACCTGGAGTTGATATACCTCCGGTATTTCGTCGCTTCCAGCTTCTCCCCAGCCTCCATTGACGGGACCAACAAGCCCGGTTGTCTTTGCTTCAACAGGGATGTTTTGCTCGACAATAAGTCCGTCGATTGTTGCAGCCAATGGAATGTCTTTGTGGAAAAACTTAACTTGTCTCGTCATAGCACCAAGACGCTTTTCGGCATCGTCAAGCAAGGCATTTTCGAAGAGGACTCCAAGATGCAATGCTTGGTTACTCGCCGACGGTTTGTCGAGCAAGCTTTTCTTTTCCGCCCAGACCTCCCATGGAGTTTTCCATGGACTAAATCCCATAGCAGCCGCTAGCTCGCTCGCATTGAGAGTAGCTTTTCTGCTTTGCAATTCAGCTTCAGTAAACATGAATAATCCCCGTTTGTTGATTGACAGAAACTAAAAATTTTTTCCTGTGTTCCATGAATCTTCTTGCGTCATGGATCATCAGCACATCAGTTATTTTCAAATCTCCTTCTTGCCAAATGCCACAAAGGTGCTCAATGAGCTTAAAAGTGTCCGTATAGTTTATCAAAAAACTTTGTCCATCTGATTTCAAAAACATGATTGTTCGCACGTTTATCATGGCTTGAGGTACACCTTAAACTGGAGAAATTCCTGCGAATCGCCATCGGCAACATGACACCAATGATCATCAAGCCATTCGACTTGTCGATCTCCATGGTCATTTATAAAGTAGGCAATGTTTTCGGCATCAGTAATGTTTCGAGTTCGCGGACCTCGTCGCGTGATTTGGATTTTGAATATCCTCGCTTCACCAATGCTTGCAAGACTTTGAATCCTCATGAATAACTCCTTGAACGTTTCTAGCAGTCCCAGCCAAGCCTAAGTGCGCATCCATATATATCCGCAATTGGAACATTGAGAGATCGCAATTCAACATGCCGAACTATGTATTCTTCAAACTCCTCTTTTGATTCAAGAACGTCTGCAGAATATAAATCGTGGCGAATGTCCTCAATTGCGTGCTCAAAGGTCACTTCGCCAAATTGCTGCATGTAATCCCTTGAATTGTCGCCGCATAGCCATTTGAATCTTCCGTCGATCCATTGGCGAACAACATCCTCCTTGTTTTTGAAATATGCAGCATGACTTGTTCCGGTGTGTGGCCTAAACACTATTATCATGATCGCGAATCCTTCATTGGAATGATTGCAATCAGACAATCAGCAAGCTTCAGGTAAAACCTTTCCAAGCAATGCAATTCGGTAGATTGAGTTACTGAAAAACTTTGCAACTCGTCAATTATGATCCCAATGGTTTCAAAAAGATTTCTTGAGTCGCCAAGACGATTTGTAAACTGCCTTTGCAAAAAAGCTTCATATTCAACTTGACAATGTTCAGCGATAAACGAGTCCGCTTCGTCATGCGATGCAAAACCCCAGTAATCGCCATTGACGTAAAGAACAACTGCGGCCCATGACGCAAGTTGTTTTGCCTCTGCAAGGCTGCCTGCCTGTATTATATGACTTTTCAAAATTCGCTCCTGATCAAAAGTACATTCAGTTTTTGTAGCTTGGCCTGTGTGCTGGTGGTCTTTCACTAAGTCTGCGTGCAGTCGATTTTGGAAGTCTTTCGACGCAAGCCATGCCAATCCATTCGGCTAAGCTAATACCAGATTTTTTTGCGGCAGACTCAAACTCGATCCACCAATCTCCAGGCTGCGTGATTGTTTTTCTCAAACACCGCGATTCCGACAATGTGCTGTTCACCATTTCAGTTCTCCATAAAAACCTCCTATCAAAAACCCAAGACGGCCCGAAGGCCGTTTCGCCGTTTACGGCTCATCAGTTGGGTTATGCAGATAGGGAAAGGGCAAGTTCCAACGCTTCGGTATTTGTGGAAAGGTTTTGACCAAACCACAAGTTATTAAATCGAGTCTGCTTATTTCGACCAGCAGCCCATGTCAAGTATTCGGTCGCACCATTGTAAGCGTGCCACCAATTCTGACCACTATTTCCGCGCCCTTGCATGGCCATGCCTACAATTTGCCCGATTTTGTCAGCCTGGACTTTATTCCAGTCGCTTTGATCTTCAGGGGCTTTCACCAGTTGGCGAGCGTATTCGCGCAGCGATGCGCGACTAATCGTTTTCTGAGCAAGCTTGCGATACACTTCGGCTGTCAACGCAAAATTCTCGTCGTTGCTCATGACGAACGACCGAAGGGTTTCGAGGTTTCCAATCAAATTTGTTGTATGCAAACACTTCGTCAGTGCTGTCCCGCGAGAAACAGCAAGACTGAGTGTGTTCCAACAAACGACTCTTACATAGGTCAACCCAAATCTAACAGCCATTTGCCCGTCATGGCCGTGGGAAAGCATCAAGTAGCGGCTCACGGTATCATTCGTATCAATAACCTCTCCAGAGTTCTTAAACTTGGCAAGCATCCACACTCGACGACCGTTCCAAAGCGATCCGCATGTGTCGATATCAACAATGCCCTCATCAATCAGAGGCTGATAAAGATTCGCAATTTGAGAATTTTGCATCGGAACATACCCAGCGCCAACGACACCAAGCACCTCGTTAGTGTCGTCACGAACAATAGCACCTGGATAACCGTTGTTGTTGCGGTTGACCGCCCCAGCAATTTTGACCGGCGCTCCATCCTCCAAAAACATCTTTCTTTTTGAGACAGTCCATGAACAGCCAGCAAGTTGCAATGCTTCCTCCGCTGTTGCTGGTGGCTCTGCAAGCGTCACCCCAAGACCGTGCCATGGTCGAGTTCCGACGGCAATCATAGAATCGTGTTCTTCAATGTGATGAGGCATTTTTTTCGCTCCAAAAAAACAACCAACTATTTGAAATGCCACGCTGGCATTCAATTCTTATTTTGCGGCTTCAATAACAACTTTGCAGGCAACTTTGAACCTGAGCGGCGCTGTCAGAACCAAGTTGCTCTGAATTACTTGTGCCAGTTTTTTGTTCTCTGCAAGGCTTTTTGGGGTAGTTAGGCCAAGGATTTCGATTGCTCTTGAGTAGGTCATCTTTTCGCTCCTGTGCGGGTTTTCCGTTTGACTGGATTAAGTATATGTTGACTTCGAGTCGGTGTAAATACGCGATTTGAAAAAAAGAGCTTTTTTTGGGCGAAAGTAGCACTATTGCATTTTGCGTGACTTTTTTTGGCAATAGCGCATTTTGTGAGGAAGATTTGGCCAATGGGCAATGTTGAAATCCAAATCAAAAATAGATTGACTTTCTAGCCTGTTGATACCAGCCAGATAGTACGAAGCCATTGCAATGCAAATATGAATAACAAAAATTTGTTGAATGACAGCAGCAGAAAGACTTGCACAAATTGATGCCGCAATCTCAGCGCTTCTAACTGGTGGCGCATCTTCCTACTCTATTGGCAATCGTTCGGTCACAAAGCTTGACCTTAAAACTTTGACAGATGAGCGCAAACAGCTAATGTTTGAAGTTCAAAGAGAAACATCATCAGGTTTTTCTCTTGGAAGAATGGGCAAGGCGCGATGAACATCATAGATAAAGTAATTGGTGTCATATCGCCAGCCTGGGCATTAAAACGAGTTCATGCAAGATCGGTGCTTAAGCGTTCATATTCTGGTTCTGAATCGAATCGGTTAAACGCAAACAAGCTTCCAAAAAACAGAGCTGCCGACAATGAACTAATGGGGCCATTTGGCGCTGATGCAATGCGAGCCTGGGCGCGTTCATTGGTTCGCGACAATGCTTATGCCTGGAATATTGTTGACACCATTGTCAGTAATGTGGTTGGCTCTGGCATAGATGCTCAGTCAACTTTGGAGACTCCAGAAGGCGATGACATTGAGCTAATAAACGATTTGCGGGACGCAACATGGGAAGAATGGTGCGAATTTTGTGATATCAACGGAGAGTTGAGCTTCAAAGAAATTCAAGCTTTGGCAGTCCGCGAACTAGTTGAGGCAGGAGAAGTCCTGATACGATTCGTCAGAACATCAGGCAAAGAATACAAGGGAATAAGCCGACCAGTTCCTTTGGCATTAGAAATGATTGAAGCTGATCGGTTGGCATCTGACAAAGATAGCTATGCAGTTCGCAACTCATTACCAAACAACAATAGGGTAATCAGAGGAATCGAATTAGACGATAAAGGCAAGCCAGTTGCTTATTGGATTTATCCAGAGCATCCAAACAGCCCGTACATAACGCGAAATCAAGCTCCTGAAAGAGTAATTGCAAAAGACATTTTGCACGTCTATCGAAAAGATCGCGTCGGACAATCGCGAGGGATTTCGTGGTTTGCACCAATAATGAACACGAATCGCGATTTGGGTCTTTACATTGAAAACGAATTACAAGCAAGCGCTGTTTCATCTTGTTTTTCCGTAGCAATCAAAAGCGAAACCCCAATTGGAAGCTTGAGCGCACCGGACGGAAGCGCTCCGACGGATGATGCAGGAAATTCATTTGATTACTTAGAACCAGCAATGGTTGTTCGATTGCGTCCAGGCGAATCAGTTGAATCAATAAACCCTGGAAGGCCGAACAGCGCTTCAGAGCCTTGGATAAATCTTATGCTGCGAGGCATGGCTGCTGGAACTGGAACAAGTTTTGAGGCGATTTCAAAAAATTTCTCTCAAACAAACTACAGCTCATCGCGAACAAGCAAGCTTGAGGACAGACCAAGATATAAGCGTTGGCAAAACTTAATTATTGATGATTTGTGCCAACCAGTTTGGGATGAGTTTTGCAACGCTGCCGCATTAGCAGGAATCGAAGGTTTTCCAACTTCAATGGAATTGCTGGAGAGTCGGCGCAAGGCTGCACCAGTTGATTGGCAGACTCCGGAATGGGAATGGGTTGATCCAACCTCCGAGCAAAACGCAGCTTCAGACTCAATCAACCGATACATGTCTACCTACCAAGACGAACTAGGTGCGCGTGGTCGATCATGGAGAGCAACTTTTTATCAAGCCGCAAAAGAAAAACAATTGCGATTAAAGCTTGGTTTGCTAACTCAGGATGAACAGACTGCGCAAATGATGGCTGCACAAACTGGAGCAATTATGCCACAGGATCAAGCAGCACAAAAACAATCTGGAACAAACGAATGGATGGGATTGTCTCGTTTGCAATTCAACAGAAACAGAAAAGCTTTATCAGATATTCTTGATGGACTCAAAGATGGATCAATGAGCCCAACATTGGCCGAAGTACAACTTGCGATGATTGGCTTGAGCCAAGAAAACATAGACAAAATTATTTTAGACGCAAGTGACGGAACAATCGACAATCCGCTTCCTGCAGAGGCATAGCATGGGAAAAAAAGGCAAACTTCCGCCGTTACATAACAACAACGCAGTCATGCGAACCGCACTTGTAATTCGATCAAGCGGCGTAGCAGTAATTGCAACTGAAACACCTGTAAAGCGTTTTGACGACCATACCGGACAAGTTGTCAACGAAGTGCTTTTAATGGAAGGCGTCCAATTTCGCGGCGGACGAGATCAAATTCCAATTGTCGATTCACACGACGACTCAACAGTTAGAAATGTACTTGGATCAATACAAAGTTTGCGCATTGACCGATCAACAGGGGAACTTTTTGGAACTCCCGTTTGGTCCTCAAATCAATCTGCAAGTGAAGTATCACGACTTGTAGAAGAAGGTCATTTGACTGACTTTTCAATAACTGCAATTCCACTAGAAACGCTGTATGTAAAACGTGGAGATTCTTTCACAACATCGCGTGGAGAGGTTATAGAAGGGCCAGCTTGGATTCATACGAGGTGGGAACCGCACAACGCTTCGATATGTGCAACAGGTGCGGACGTAAATTCTGTTATCCGTAGGTCATACACAGACCTGGAAAGGATTGAAAGGCAAATGGACGAAGCATTGCTCGCGTCGCTTGCTGGGCTGGGTCTGCCCAAAGGTATGACAGACCCAAATCAAATTTTAGCCTGGGTTGTCGGAAAACTTGGTTCTCAAGTTGCCGAAGAGTCAGGCGAAGTTGAATCTGAAATGCCAGCGCCTCCAGTTGAAATGATGGCAGGCATGGACCAAGAAGCACAGCCAAAAGAGGAAACTCCGGTTGCGCGCATGGAAGATGCAACGGAACTCATTAAGCGCGCTCTTGAAGCAGATAAGTTGCGTCGCAATGAGATTCAAGCCGCTTGCAAGTTGGCTCGCATTGAACGCGAATTTGCCGATGAGCTTTGCGAAAGTGGTGTATCAGTTGAACAAGCAAACAAAAGGATCATTGAAAGAATGTCTACTCAACCGCTAGGACAGACCGTCGGAGCAGAAGTGCGAGTTACTGGTTCATCGGAAGATAAAAAACGAGCAGCAATGCTTGATGGTTTGATCATGCGATCTGCGCGAAGCTCGCGGGTCAAGCGTAGCTTGTATACGGGAGGCGATGCGCCAGCACCTGGGGCACATGATTTTTCGCAAATGAGCCTAGTGCGTTTGGCAATCGAATGCTTGGAAGATCAAAAGATTGCATCGAACAAATTCAACAACGTTGAAATTGCTCGCATTGCAATGGGCAATACGTCTGCTTTGCGCAATCGTATCGAGCGGTCTGATTTCCAACCGTATCATACAAGTGGAACGTTTGCGAATATTCTGCTTGATGCAGCCAATAAAACCTTGCTCGCTGCTTACGAGGAAGCGCCGTATTCTTGGAATCTATGGGCGCGTCAAGGCGCATCAGCGCAGGATTTCAAGACTTTGTATCGCACTCGCTTTTCTGAAGCACCAAACCCTGAAGAAGTGCCAGAAGGAGCTGATTATCCAGAAAAGGTAATGACCGACAGCAAGGAAAGCTATCGCGTTGCCAAGTTTGGCGAAAGCTTTACGGTGTCTTGGGAAACAATTGTCAACGATGACCTTGATGCAATTTCCCGCGTTCCTGCAATGCACGGCAATGCAATGCGTCGGATGCAAAACAAAAAGGTTTACGAAGTATTGACTTCTAACCCTGTCATGGGTGACGGATTCAATTTGTTTTCGGCATCCCACGTCAGCGGTGACAACACCTCGGGCACGGCAGCAGCGCCTAGCGTTGCTACGCTGAACGCCGGTTTTGTCAAAATGATGAGCCAAAAAGGTCAAACCTCTGACGCTTATTTGAACATCATTCCAAAGTTTTTGATTGTACCACTCAGCTACTCGGCAACTGCTGAAGAACTGGTGCGATCAACTTCGTATGCGGTAAGCAATGGCAACCAAGGCATACAAAATATTTATGGTGTCAATGGTAGCCGAAGTTTGATGGTCATTACCGATCCAAATCTCGAAGCTAACAGCACAACGAATTGGTATCTCGCGGCTGACCCAGCATCGTGTGATACTGTTGAATTGACTTTCTTGGCAGGTGAAGAATCACCAGTTCTTGAATCTGAATGGAATATCAAGAACGATTCGTATATCTACAAGATTCGTCAAACGTTTGGAGTCAAGGCAATTGATTGGCGCGGACTTTATCGCAACGCCTAGTCTGTTGGCTAATAGTTTTCAGTTCAAACTTTCAAATCAAGGAATATAAACATGACTGGTGTTCGCGAGTGGATTCCCTACTTGGACGATTTCATTGGAACAAGTGCAACTTTCCCAACGGTGGCTGATCCAGCAACCGAATGGTTAGTGGCCGATACGTCAGCGGCAGGAACGCCGACTTATGTTCGCAATGGTGGTGCAGCAATTTTAACGCTGGCAGTCACCAGCGAAGTTGAAAACGTTTGTCTATATCACGGCGATGCTTTGTCATTCGATATCGACGACATGCTAGCTTGTGAAATGCGCGTAAAAATCAGCGCCATGACAAGCGGCACAACGCTGCTTTGGGGTCTTGGTTCTGCACGGAACGATACCAGCGACAGCGTCACCGCCAATGCGTGGTTTAAGATGGTTGGCGCTGATTCTACGTCAAACATTGTTGTTGAATCCGATGACGGTGTGATTGACTTGGACGACAAAGCAACTGGTCAAACTTTGTCTACTGCTTACAAGCATTTCAAAATTGACTTTTCAAACGGCAAGAAAGATGTGCGGTTTTTTATCAACGGAATCCGCGTTGCTGCATCAACCACGTTTGACATGTCAGGCTACTCGCTTGGATTGCAGCCGATGGTGCAAATCCAAAAGACTGCAACCGCTGCAGTCGATGCGGTGACAATTGATTACGTCAAAATTGATTGCCGTCGCACCTAATGAGTCTCAATGACTTGATGAAAGCAGACGCTCTTGCGGTGTTCTGCAATACGTCAGACTTTGCCGAGACTGCCACCTATCATGCGACTGGTGGCGGTTCTCGGTCAATTTCTGTTGTAATCATTCGCATGTCATCTCTCCGTGAAGATGGAGGAGGTGTTCTTGACGTATTTGAAGTTCACGCGGCAAATGATTCTGTTTTTGGAATTGCCAGCGATTCAATAAATCTGGGTGGAGATTATTTGACTTTTCCAAGCAGGGATGGAAAAACGGCAAGCGATCACACAATAACAAGAATCTTGTCGCAGGATCAAGGAATGCTGGTGCTTGAGTGCCTATAGCAATCGTTGAACAAATACGATGCGAATTGGTTCAGAGGGTCAATTCTTTATTGGTCGCTGGTGCTGAATGCACTACTGCATCGAGCGTTGTTGAGCCACAACGTATAGGCGATTACAGGCCACAAGACTTGCAATTTTTGGTAACGCAAGGCGAGACAAATGTTGTTGAGGCATACGCAATGCCTGGAAATCCACCAGCGATAGGTTGGGAAACGACATTTTATATTCGCGCCAGAATGATGACTTCTGAAACGGAAACAACAAAGCGCGATCACATAAAAAACCAAGTCGCAGCGGACGTTGTCAAAGTCGTTTGCGATTATCCGTACTGGCACACATTTGGTGGTTTGTGCATTGACTCATCATGGGGCAATCATGAACTGATCGAAGCAGATAACGGAACAACTTATTTGAGTTTGCCAATTGTTGTTACTTATCGCACAAATGAAAATGATCCATACGTTTTAAGAACATGATACGCATTGGAATAAAACGATCACAATTAAAAGCACTTGAAGAGGCTTTGGGAGAAAAGTCAAAGTCCTTATCAAAAAACATATATATCGCAATCAACAAGACTGCAAAAAAAGTAGCAAGTATGACTGCGAAAGATTTGGCGACAGAGTTGCCGCTAAAACAAAAGTCATTGAAAAAAATTATTCGGCAACGTGGCAAAGCAAGCAAAACTAGATTGAGCGCAACCATTGGTGTCGGTGGTGGTTACAACATACCATTGAAATTTTTCAAGCCACGTTATTCAAAAAAGAATCAGCAAGTCACTGTGCAAATGGAAAAGTCTGGTTCGCGCAAACCAGTCATAGATGGGTTTATGGTTGCACAATATGGAAAAAGCGTATTTCGTCGCGTAGGCAAAAATCGTCTGCCAATTGTTGAAGTATACGGTCCGAAGCCTGGAGACTACTACAAAAAACTTGGCACGCAGCGCAAAGTCAAAAAGCTTGCAAAGACTGAATTGAAAAAGCAAATCCAGGAACGCATCAGATTCAATGTTCTCAAAAAACAAAACAAAATCTAATTTGAAAGGTCAATGATATGCTTTGGCGCAAATCTGTATTGGCAGCAAAAATTGAAACGACTTCAGGCACAGACGCTTCGCCAGGCGCTACCGATGCAGCAATGAATGTCTATAACGTCACAGTTGAACCGACAATTACTGTTGACGATGTTGAAGGACAAGGCGGATTTGATTATATCAACGCCGTTCCAGGTCAGTATTCTGCCAAGGTTTCTTTTCGCACCAATGTGCAATGGGATGGAACATCAACGGAACCACTTTGGGCTGACACATTTTTTCCAGCTTGCGGTTGGGTCAAAACGGTAAATACCTATAATCCAGTTACTGAAAGCCCAGGCTCAAATGTAAAAACTTTGACGTTTTATCATTATGTTGATGGAAAGATTCGCAAGGTAACAGGCGCAGCTGGAACCTTCAAAATCGTTTTGACTGCTGGAAAGGCAGCGTATATTGATTGGGACTTTCAAGGCGTTTGGCAAGGCGAGCCGGATGGCTCGATTGTCAGCCCAACTTATCCAACAGATACTAATTTGCGATGGGCTAGCGGGACTTGCTCGTGGAACTCTGTTAGTCTCAAAGCAAGCACAGCAACAATTGATGCAGGAAATACAATTACCTATAGGCAAGACCCAACGACGGCATCTGGATTGCTCGCTGGAATCATTACGAATCGCAGACCAAAAATTACAATTGACCCTGAGTCGGTTTTGGCTGCAACTCAAGATAGGTTGAGTTTGTGGACAAGCCGAAACGAATATGCACTAGCATTGTGGTGCGGAGGGCCATCTGCATCAAACTGGAAAATTGACGCTCCAAAAGCACAAATTTTGAGTCTAAAATATGGCGATCGTGAAAAGTTGGTAATTGATCAAGTGGAGTTTGGCTGCAACAAAAACGGCGCAACTCAGGATCAATGTTTACAAATCACTTTTGGGTAATCTAATGAGCAAACTTGTTCCAGGTCGAACATTTCCCGTTTTGCAAGATGGCGTTGAGTTTCAAATCAAAGTTCTAAGCGGCTTAGACTCAGACAAGCTCGACGACATTACAGCAGAAATTCGCGCTGGATCAGTTGATAAAAAACGAGCAATAGAACTGCTCAGCGCTGCCTTAGAAATTTGTGTCGCAGCATGGCCATGGGAAGGTGAATTGCGAAGCGTATTAACCAACCGCGAGTGCTGGCAATTGATTGGCTCGGCAATTGAGGGGGCGTCATTGACGGCAGATGAAAGAAAAAAATTCGTGTCGCAATGCTTATCAGTCATGGAGAACTCTGCCGAAGTTGCAACGGCAATTGCATAACAACTGGGGAAACTTGGATTGAATGTCCAGTATGCGATGCGTTTGGATGCGAGCATTGCGATGATGGCAAATTTGCTTTGACAGTTTGTGGCCGAATATTTGCATCAAATATGACGCGGGCAGTAAATTTTGCGTTTCATTCAGAACGTGGATTTTTGCCATGCGGCAATGGCTTGTTAAATCAGTCGGAATGGTTTCTGAACGTATTAAATTCTGTGACGGCAGAACAAAGCCGACTAATGAACCAGCGATTTAACAGGATAGCCCAAGATGTCTGACGGATTTGAATTTGTTATTGGAGCAGAGGATAAAGCAACTGCTATTATCAATCGCGTCCAAGCAAATTTAAGCGGTTTTGGTTCTAGCCTTGCATCGCTGGGACCAACAGCACTTGGCATTGGTGCTGCAGTTGCAGGTGCTGCTGGTGCATTCTTTACGCTATCAGCATCAGCAAGTGCGATCTCTGCAGCATCTGAAAGGCTTGATGCTCTTGCTGATGTCGCATTTGGCCTTGGCGAATCAGTTGGTTCAATCCAAGAATTCCAATTCGCAATGAGCGAAGCGGGAAACGTCGATCCAGAAAAATCAATTGTTGCATTACAAAAACTCCAAAAAGTAATTGGAGATATTGCGACTGGTGGAACGGCTGGCGCTGACGTATTCAAACAATTAGGGTTAGACGCTGAACAGCTCGCAATGGAAGGTCCGATTGCTCAATTTGAAGCAATCAAAGCGGCGCTTTCTCAAATTGAAAATCGTTCAGAACGGGCAGCATTGGCGCAACAGCTATTCGGAAAAGCCGCTGCCGAATTGATGCCTGCACTCATGGCGGAATCAGATTCTCTTAGGG